AATTGCCTGGCTGGGGTTGCTGGCATCCGTGCCTGTAATCGAGATACCGCCGAAACCGTTGGACCGGGAATTGGGGCCGATAAAGCAGCCCGTCACCCGGTTCATGTTCGCGGTGCCGATCATCTCAATTCCCCAGTGCCCGCAATACTGGATCGAACAGTCTTTAATCGTGATCTCAAAGGAATTCACCGTAAGGATTCCGCTTGACTGCACGCTCGTGATGATCACGTCGTCGATCAACACCCGGACGGTGTTATCGATCTCAATACCCATAGTGGTGCCGGTGGTGGTCCCCATACCCTGGATATTCATGTGCCGCAGGATTTTGCGGTCGGCGCCAATTTGCGTGCCGCTGAAATTGGCGATCACTATTGCCTGATTGGTCACATTCGGAAAATCGAGAAATGTTCCCGAGGTCGAACTGCCTTCGCCCGAAAGAATGACAGGCTTCATGGCATCCAGGCGAATGGTGTCGTTAATGATGTATGTGCCGGCCGGGATGTGAATCTCCTGCGAGGGGTGCGCGGTGATGGCTTCGACAATTCCCGCGGTCGCGCTCGCGATCGTCCAGGCGCCCGAATGACTGTTGGCGCAGGTAACGATCACGGTGCCCGAGGCGGCTCCCGATACCGCCGTGCCGCCGGTAATCGGCACCGCTTCCGCGGTCCCGGTGCCGCCCGAGATCCAGAGCGTATGGTGGGAATCGGTCCCGTTCACGCCTTTGGGGACCGGAGTCAGCGTAATCACCTGGTTGCCGGGCGAGAGCGTCCCGCCCGGCGTTTGCGGCGCGAAATTGTATTGCGTGCTGAAGACCATCGGCGATGCGGGAATCAGCGAGAGATTCGGGCCGAGGGTCTGCTCGATGGCCTCGACTTCCGCCACCAGCCGATTATGGTGATAGGCGTCGATCAGGCCGGATACCAGCGCACTTCCCAAATGCACGGCCGGCGTGGTGCCGTCGAAGCCGCGCGAGACCGGTATGACATTGCCTGCCGGGGCCCCCGTCGTTTTGACGATCTCGTTATCGATCGAGAGCAGGCTATAAGCCGCGATCATCGACGGGTCGAGCACGGTCATGGTGGTGTCGGTCGAGTTCAGGGGAATCGCCAGGCGGGTCTGCTGGCGATCGACGGCCACGATCAGATCGGAATTGGTGGCCACGCGGCCCGGATATGCCGCGGCGGGTATGCCGAGCGATTGCGGGGTTACGCCTGGTGCTCCGAATTCGATCGAACGAAACGTGCGGGCTGCCATGTTTAAGCTCCTACGGGCGCGGCCGGCGCCTGCGACTTCATCTGGTTAGAGGAGTTCAGCTGTACGAGCGAGGCCTTGAAGTTCTGCGCCAATTGCGCGACTGATGGATCGACCGGCCGGCCGTATTCAGGCGCCAGGTTCAGCGCTAAATTCCAGCGCAGACCCGCCTCGTAGCCTTCGGGCAGGGTGATCGTGTCGGTCAGGTTCGCGAACTGCGTCATGACGGCGTAAATCCACAGTTCGAGCGATCCGGACAGGCGCGGCGTGGGCCAGATGTAGACGGTCGAATTTGGGTATAGATAGTCGCAGTAGAGCTTGCGAATGAAGATCGACTGCATGGCCTTTTCCGGTACCGGGATCGCTTCCCAGCCGGCGGAGTCCACGATCTCGAGGGCCGAATCCACACCGCTGATCGAGGTACTCGCGGCGTCGATCTTCACCGGACGTTGCGACAGGAAGTAGGAATTCCCGAAACCGACGTTGACTTGCAATCGCTGGCGTCCGACGAGCGATGCGCCCTCGGTATTCCACGAGGAGAGCATCTGGTTGAGCGAGACCAACGCGTCGTTGAGTTCGTTGGTTTCCATCGTCTCGCCGGCCGCGATTGCGCCGATCAGGCGCATGGAAGAGTGGATCAGATCGTTAACAGTGCTTGCCATGGGCTATCCTAAAGAAAGCCGGAATCCATCCGGCAAGAGAGATCACCGTGACCATAGACGAACGCATCGAGCGGCTGGAATTCCAGAACTCCGCCTACGTGGAACAGCGCCGCAAGGATTGGGAAGAGTACCTGATCCGCGAGCGCGACATGAAGAGCCATATCGAGGCCATCTGGAAGCGCCAGGAGCGCCGCGACGAAGAACTGGACAAGCGCTGGCGCGAGACACAGGACATGATGGCGAAACTGAGCCGCGAAACCGATGAGCGCATAGCCAACCAGGGCGCCAAGCTCGACGCTCGCATCGAGAAACTGGTCAGCGCCATCGGCAAGTTTATCGACAAGACCTCTTGACCAGCCGCATCTCTCGGCTGCGAGAGCGTCCCGGCTGGACGCCGGGCGGGCGGATACGTAAGTCCGCCCCCAAAGAAATTTATGAAGAAACCCGACAAATCCAAACCAAAGCTCAAAAAAGTCAAGCAGGTCAAAATGAACGACCGTTCAGATCACACCGGCGACTTCTACCGCTCTATGGCGACTAAACCCCGGCGGACTGAGTGACCGTAAACGCCTTGCCGTTCACGGTGATATCGGCCGTCCGCATCGCTCCGGCGTTGGCCGATGCCGCATAGGTCACGTCGCCGTCCACGCTTTGAGGAGCGGTCGGGGAAACAATCGTCAGCCACGGCGAGGTTTCTTCCGCGGTCCAGGTTCCACTGATGCCGGGACCGGTAATCGTGACGTGGAAACTGGCGGTTTCCGCGGTGGCGGCCACCGAGTCGCTCGTGGGGTTCAAGGCTACTGTCGGGACGTCGGGCAGCGGGGCGACATTCAGCGGAACCCAGGCGTCGCCCATCTCGCTTTCCTGCTCCGCATCGCGAACCAGCTGCGGCGGCAAATTGATGTTGTACATGAGCCGGGGATACGATCCAGGCTCCGCTTCCAGCGGATTCGTCGCCAGCCAGTCCTTAACATCGCGTTCGATTGCCGGCGCCAGCCTCACCGGCCTGCCGGTCGCAGAAGACATCGTCATATTTCTCCTCTCGGTGATGCGGGCTAACGCCTGCTCGCCCGCTTCTTTTTCGCGGTTTTCACTGCCGCCGGCTGCTTCAGAGGAGGTCTTCCCGGCCGCCGGTGCGGCGGAGCGGGCAAAACCTCCTCTTCTGGCTCCGGATCCGGTTCCGGGGGGTCTTCCGGTTCCGGTTCAGGAATGGGCGCGGGCTCCGGCTCTTTGGCCGGCGCCACGGCCCGGATCGTGCGCGACCAGTCGGGGCCGAGCGCGTCTTCTTCATCCCGCGAATGCACGGTTACCGGCTCTTTCGTCCGGTGAAACAGCATCCGCGGATAGTCGGTATTCGGCATACCGTTACGGCGCCGGCGTCAGCGCCAGGCCCTGGCTTGCGAGATCGAGGACTTCCCATCCGTCGCCGTACATCGCCTGCTGTTCGGCGCTCCAGACGATCTGCGCCTTCACGTTGATGTTGGACAGAATCACCGGATAAGTTACTGCGGCTTTCGTATCAGCCATAACTCCTCCTTTACTGAACTACCTTGCAAGCCCATTCCGGCCTGGTCGCGGCCCACCCGAACAAGACATCACACCGAGTAACGAAGAGGTCATTGATGATGTCGTACATGCTCACCATGCGGATCGCGCATCCGGTGTCCGGGTCCTGCTGGTTGCTGCCGAACTGGATGTTCTTCGGGACCTCGAGCGGCGCCATGCCGAGCGTGAAGGCGTCCTGGTGGAACGCGATTCCCGTCTGCGAGAGCTGGCCCGTGGTGCCGGTAACGATGGTCAGGGGCGCGCCGGCCGCGGGCGAATTGCTCACGGTCTGCCCCGGCATGGTGACGACGATCGGCGGGTAGATCGGGATGGTGGCGTTGCCGCTCGCATCCGAGCTTACCGGAGCCGTGACCGTGAACTGCATCAGGTCCGTTTTTATGTCGCCCGACACGCGGTTGGTGCGGAAAACCGCGGGCAGGGTGAACACATCGCCGGCGTTCAACCTCAGCGCGGCGGCCGCGGAGAAGCCGGTGACCGAAAGCGTCGAGCCCGTCTGGCTGGCCGCGCCGACCTGCGGGGCGCCGCCCAGCGGGCCGTTGGTGTGGGTGCGGCAGTTCTGGTCCATCACCCACTCGAAGCCGCCCATGATCCCCATGCGGCCGCGTTCGTACTGCTGCTTGACCTGGCTCGAGGACTGGAACAGGCCTTGAGCGGCTTTGAGAACGGCGGTCTGGATCTTGGGCGGAATGCACATCGTCCTTTTGCCATCCATCGGCGCCGAGTTGGTGTCGAGCATTTCGCCCGCGCCCCAGAACGGGTCAAGAGCGGCAATCGGCGTGCCGACTGTGCCCACCAAGTTGCCGACCGTCTGGTCCGCCATCGTCAGTCCCTCGATATCGACGGCATTGGCGAGCGCGACCGCGGCGCTGTCGAGATAGCGCGCCGCGAAGTTGTCGATCGACACCGTCAGGTCTTTCGAGGTGAAGGCGAAACCGACCACTTTCTGCTTGTTGAGGGTGAGGGTTTTCTGGGTTTCGACCACGTTCTGCGGCGTCATCACCGGCCCGTCGGCCGCGGCGAAGATCACGGGATCGCGAAGCCGCAGCGTGTCGCCGATCTTGGCGCCTTCCACGGCGAACTTATCGTCCCAGGTGTGAGAGACAGCGCCGCTGAATCCTAAGTTGTTCTTAAACCTGCGCAGGAGCTCGTTGGTTATCACCTGGCTGGTCAATAAAGTGTTCACTGCCATTGCTTACTGCCCCTTTAATTGCGCCTCCCGTTCACGGCTCCAGCCCCGGTAATCGCTCCTCGCGAAGTCCTCGTCGAGAATGTCTTTCTTCGTGGACCCCGCGGAGGGACGCGACAACGGGGCGGGCGGCCTGGGCGCGCTCGATACGTGCTGCGGTTTGGGTTTCCCGGAATCAGGGGCAGGAGTGAGCTTCGCCGCCAGCCGGCCGACCTCCCTGGCTGCACTGGCAAGCGGCAGGGCGGCGATCTTCTTCATCTCGTCGGCATGGGTGCCCAGGTAGTAGAGAATCTCCGCGCCGGCCTCGTCCTCGAGCAGCGCCTGGCGCATCGCCGGAACACCCGGACCATCGGGCGCTCTCACCGACTGGACGATCTCGTCGTAGTCGGGGTGTGCGGTGCGTGCGGCCGTCTCCGAATTCTGCCAGCCGGTCTGGAGCTTCGCCTGCGCGGCTTCGGCTTCGGCTTTTGCGGCCTCGGCCTGCTTCGCTTTTTCGCGCTGATCCATTTTCCAGTCGGTCAGCGCTTCCTGGTATGCCTCGAGAGTCGGAAAATCGTGCAGGCGCGGCTTGGCTGGGTCTCCTGCGGACGCCTCCGCCGGTTTCGGCGGTTCGGCCGGTTTTGGCGTCTGGACGGAGGCGAGCTGCGCTTTCAGCTGCTCGAGCTCGCGCGTCAGCTTGTCGATCCGGCGCACGCGCCCGTTGGGCCGCGACTTGTCTTCCTCTGATTCCTGGCTGTCATCCGCTTCTGAGGGCGGTTCGGTTTTGACCGGCGGCTGCTCTCCGGCGGCCGCGGTCGCAGGCTGTTCTTCCTTGGGCGGTAGCGCACCCGTCTCGCGCCATTTGACGTACGCCTTGAAATCACTCGGCGGCTCGGCTGGCGTTGTTTCGGGCGCACCTTCCGCGGGGGAAGGTGTTGCTTCGTCGTTCATAAACTGGTCATCGCGTTAAACCGGCCGGCACCGGGGCTTGCGGAGGCAATACCAGCATGCTGTCCGGCTCGTACTTGTTGAAATAATCCGTGAG